AGTAAGATCATCTTCTGTGGTGATTTTAGACAAACTGATTTGTACAAGCGCAACGATATGTCAGGACTCAAGAAGTTCATGGTCATTGCAGACAGCATGCCTAGCTTCGATATCATTGAGTTCGGTGTCGAAGATATTGTTCGCTCAGACATTGTCAAAGAGTACATCATAGCCAGGATGAAATACGAAGAACAGTACGGCAACTAAATGGAATTTCAATTCAATTTTCATATTGGTCATGTTGTGAATATGCTGCCCAGAGTCTCGAACCATGAGGAGTGGTTCGAGGGTCTGAATGATGCATTGCCACAATACGACATCAACACACCAGTCCGAGTTGCGGCTTTCATGGCACAGTGTGCACATGAAAGCGGTGGCTTTACAGCACTCTCAGAAAATCTAAACTATAGCGCCGACGGTCTGCGTCGTGTCTTTGGTAAGTATTTTCCCAGTCAGGAGCTGGCCAATCAGTATGCCAGAAAGCCTGAGAAGATTGCTAACCGTGTCTATGCCAATCGCATGGGCAATGGTCCAGAGAGCAGTGGCGATGGCTGGTCCTATCGTGGACGTGGATTGATTCAGCTCACAGGAAAATCTAACTACACCAAATGTAGCGAATACCTGTTTGAGGATCACACCCTGGTAACCAAGCCCGAGGTTGTATCTGAACCATACTATGCCACTCATACGGCTTGCTGGTTCTGGACTGCCAATGGTATCAATTACTGGGCCGATAACGAAAATTTAGAAAAGATGACTCGTGTAATCAATGGCGGCACCAATGGCCTTGACGATCGAATCAAACACTATCACCACTTCATAGAAATACTTACAGCATAAAATGAATTTTGATCATGATTGGTTACCTGAGCAGAAACTAAAGTCCGTAACCAATGAACAAACTGGCAAGCGAAACTATGTTACACCTGGGGGTCATTCGTACCCCAGTGTGACCACAGTACTGAGTGAACACAACAAGCAGCATATCCTGGAATGGCGTAAACGCGTTGGCGAGGAAACGGCTAACCGAATCAGCAAATACGCAGCCAATCGAGGAACACGCTTTCATAAGCATTGCGAGAAGTATCTGCTCAATGAAACACCTGATCTAAGCAACCCTGTACACAAGGACATGTTTACCAGAATACAGCCTATTCTGGACGACATCAGCAACGTCAGAGCGCTGGAATACAATCTGTACAGCGACTTTTTGCGTCTGGCTGGAACCGTGGACTGTGTTGCCGACTACAAGGGTCACAGACACATCATAGATTTCAAGACCAGTAGTCGTCACAAACGCGAAGATCAGATCAGCAATTATTTCATGCAGGCTGCTGCCTATGCTATCATGATTGAGGAACGATACAAGCTACCAACCCAGAGGCTTCTGATTATCATTGCAGTCGAAGATTCAGAACCTCAGGTATTCTTGCAGCATCGCGATCTATGGGCCGACTCGTTACTGAAATATCGGGACGTCTATGAGTTCAACAACAGAACCGTTAGATAATTCTGTTCTTGACTCGATACAGGGTTTCCTATATCATTGAAGTATGAAAGAGCTAATCAAAGGTTTTCTTGGTTTAGAGCCGCTGGCATTCAATCTAGGTTTGATTGGCGCCATCATTTTCTGTGTCTGGGCATATTTTTTCTGGCTAAGGAGATAGCATGGAAGATGTTATAATCTGGGAATTCCTCTGGAAGGTCTTCTTTTTTCTGTGTCTGAGTGTTTTACCAACAGCATTGCTAATCATGCTCTTGGATAACAAAGATAAATAAACGTATGGTTGTATGAAGCAAGCAGAACAGTGCTGCGGACGGCGGTTCGATTCCGCCCAGGTCCACCAAATGGTCTCTCTCCGTAGAATACCGAAAGGTCGGCTGAGAGATTATTTGATGGGCCTGTACAGGTTTCGACGGGGCAAATAGTAAGTAAGTGGACAACCCGATAGGCGAAGGACGTAATCCTAGCAAGCCAATAGCCGCAAACGAAGAAGTTTTCGCGCTAGCTGCCTAAAAAAGGTAAGCAGGAGTTTTGGGAATGTACTTGGCAACAGAAACATTCCCACCACCCTTGAAAAGGAGTTTATCATGGATAAAGGAATGCTATTGCCAGGATTTCTGGCTTTCGTCCTGCCCGTGCTTATCATTCTAGCCTAAAATAATCAGGACAATCATGGAGCAAATACTTAGCTGGATCAGTTGGATAAGTTTAGGTACAGTGCTTACCATGATTTACATACTTTGGTGTCTTTGGATACTGTATGTTGCCATGATGAACATAGATCGAGCCAGAAACATCGATCAGTTACCCTGGCAAGCCAAGCTCATGGTTTACCCAACCGTGGCACTATTTGACCTAGTAGAACTGATTGCCAACGTCATTGTTTGTACACCAATCTTTTTTGATTTGCCGCGTGAGGTTACAGTCAGTGATAGACTACGTCGATATGCTTCAGATCCAACCAGTGCTGGTAAATACAGAATGGCCCTGGTAAATTTTGTCAAGCCCATGCTTGACCCATTTGATCCAGACGGCCCCCATATATAATGATTTTGGAGTTCTCGAATGGGAACGTTTGTTCGATTATTTTTCATGCTCATTGTGGCCAGTTTTATTGGTCACATAATCTATGAAGTAACATTTGACTGGACCAAACATAAAGTTCGCAAATATCTAAACAAGCAGGCATATACACAGTATACCTACCCTGAGTCCAACAAGGTCAGGGCCGAGATCAAGAAACAGCAGATCTGTTTAGCCAATAACATTTACTATGAGGCTGGCATTGAACCCAAGAAGGGCAAGCTAGCAGTGGCCCAGGTTACCATGAATCGTGTAGCCTCTGGTGATTTTCCAAATTCAATTTGCAAGGTTGTAAGTCAAAAGACTGTAAAGAAGAAAAAGGTTCAGGTCTGCCAGTTCAGCTGGAAGTGCCAGAATGTCAGTAAACCCAAACCCACTGACTTAGCCTATAGAGAAAGCCAGGAAATCGCCCGAAAGTTTCTTAGTAACAAACATGCAATACCCGAGCTCAAAGACGCTCTATACTATCATGCAGATTATGTAAACCCTGGTTGGAAGAAAGAACGTATAACCAAGATTGGTAAACATATCTTCTATAGATAAATAACAGTATGGCAACCTACAGAGCAAATGTTCAGTACCTGGTTAGTCTGAACAATAGCAAACAAACCACGGTCAATGTACTAAGGAAACCTGGCCCAGGCGAGCGCACCTATAACGCTAACGCTGGTCCAGCTCCAAACGTCATTCTGGGTACTGGCTACAGCCCTAGTCAGCTTGAGCCTGGTCCTGATTCACCTGGTGGTGAGTACCAGGGAATTTTTATGCTTCGCGATTACATGACTCCTGTCACCAAAACTGTTACAGCCAACAGTCTAAGTGAAGCCATAGCCCTGTTTAGAGCAACCTATGGTCCAGACAGTCTTACCGATACACCTGAGGTTATATGATAGAAAATAATGAACTAACTGATGGACTGATCATCACCAAGCAGTTTCGAACTGCCAATGATTTCAGTCTTTATATTGAAACACGAGTAGTTGAAACCAAAGCTGGTTACATGGAAAGTGTGATTCAGTATTGCAATGAAGCAGGTATTGACCTAGAAGGTATATCTAAACTGGTTAGCAGCAGTCTCAAAGAAAAGATTCGTGTTGAAGCCGAAGAAGCTAACCTACTCAAGCCACGCGGAGGCAAAGGAAAGCTACCTCTATGAACATCACCGAACGCGCCTGGATGAAAATTTCAGAGATCCAGCATGAACAAGCAACCGCAGATCCTGTGCGTGTCTTTGTGCAGGGCGGTGGGTGTAGTGGATTTCAGTATGGTTTTACTTTCAGCCTGGCCGAGGACGAAGATCTGGTCCTGACTTCGGATACAGGTGCTACTGTGGTTATTGATCCGCATAGTCTAAGCATGCTTGAAGGAGCTACCCTGGACTACAAATCAGATCTATATTCAGCAAATTTTGTTTTTAGCAATCCCAATGTGACCAACACCTGCGGCTGTGGTAACAGTTTTAGCGTATGATACCCGATAACAATCGACCCCTCTGGCAGCTTGCCTTATACTGCATACTGTTGACCGTGCTCTGGACGGGAGTTTTATACATCCTCAAACCTTTTGTTATTTGTCATAGTTGCTAATGGACTCATTTCAAGTATACCGATACTACCTGGCTCTCAAACTTCACTTCACAACCGATAATTATGATGTGTTCGAACACAAAGGTCGAGTACGTTGTAGTCGTCGAACTTTTGAAACCCGAAAAGACCTGTATGCCATTGAAAAGCTGGCGCGCAAATACAAGGAATCCGAAATTGTAAATCTCTTGGTGTCCAACTTTGTAGCTGGACATCGCTGGGGCGGATTGTTTGATGAGAACGCCAATGCTGTGTACCTGGATTGGTTGGGTAAGCAGGAAAGACTGGGTTACCTGTTCACCAATGAATGTGATTCTCTGGCAGAGCACAGTTCCGAATGGACCGACATTATTGAGTTTTCTGGGCCCAATCATCCATATATACTAAGATCCTATCTGGGAGGTCATGTTAGTCTGGAAACACTGACAATACTGAACAAGATAACCAAACATAGCATTACAAATCTTGGTATTGCAGACACACTTATCTGGCCTGACACAAGGAGGCTCATACTAAAATATGAACCATTTCTAAAGATCAAACATGAACGCTACAACGAAATTTTTAGAACACGATTTAGATTCCAAGAGCGAGAAGATACGAGCACTGGAGGAAACAGTGGCGGACCTACAGTATCGAGTAAGCGATCAGCAGGAACAGCTCATGGCTCTGATGATGACCATCAGAGAGACGCAAAAGTATCTAATCAAATGCGCAAAAAATCAACAGGATCTTACCAAAAGAGTCAGTCAGTGGCCTTATCTGACTATTTCCAATGAGGAGGAAAACTGAATTACAGTTATGAACAAGACACGTAATGCAAATTTTGACCGTGAACCTAAATTACATAAAGTCCAGAAAGGCATGGGTTCGCGCATTGACAAACATAAGAAGCTTATATATAATCTGGCTTCATCATATAAAAGTGGTGAGGTAGATGTAGATGATGAGTTTGATGCAAATCTTTATTATGATACGCATAACAAACGACGCTAATACAAATCTAATACTTTCAAATACGGAGAAATACCATGGCATTCAAAAGTCTAGCTGAACTACGCAACGCTCGCGGAGGTTTTAGCCAATTAGTCAAAGAAGTAGAGCGAATCAGTCAACCACAGGGCGGCGAAAGAAAAGACGACGACCGCTTCTGGACTCCCGAAGTAGACAAAGCTGGTAACGGCTACGCAGTAATCAGATTCCTTCCTCCACCACAAGGCGAAGAATTTCCATTCGTTCGTGTCTGGAAACATGCCTTCAAAGGACCCACTGGTAAATGGTATATTGAAAACAGCCTTACCACTCTGGGTCAGAACGATCCCGTTGGCGAACTGAACCAGCAACTCTGGAACAGTGGTACTGATGCCAACAAAGAAATCGCTCGCGCACAGAAGCGCAAGCTAGAGTACATTGTAAATATTCTGGTTGTAAGCGATAAGAACCGTCCAGAGAACGAAGGCAAGGTATTCTTGTTCAAGTTCGGCAAAAAGATCTGGGACAAGATCAAGGACGTAACCGAACCTCAGTTTGAGGACGAAGATCCTATCAATCCTTTCGACTTCTGGGAAGGCGCAAACTTCAAACTCAAGATCACCAATGTTGCAGGTTATCGCAACTATGACAGATCAGAATTTGATCGCCCCAGTGCAGTTGCCAGTGATGACGCCAAGATTGAAAAAATCTGGGGTAGCCAGCACAGCCTGCAGGACTTCCTGAATCCACGTCATTTCAAGAGCTATGACGATCTCAAGCGCAAGCTAGACATGGTCCTGAACGTTCAGGGTCAGGTTGCAGTTCGTGCCGAAGAGACTGCCTTGGATGAGGATGATCCTCCCTTTGAGCCAGACACGCCCAAGGTTCGTCAGACTGCTAAACCAGCAGCACCTGCTCCTAAGCGTGAAATGAATTTTGACGACGATGGTGATAGCCTTAGCTATTTCAGTCGTCTGGCCAATGAGGACTAACATGAACAAAAAACTAACTCCCAATGACATTGCTATCGCCTACATGCTCATCAATCTGGCTGCGCATCGCGGAGCCTACAAGGATGATGAAATGCCAGGCGCTAATCAGTGCATGGAAAGGTTAGAATGGTTCATGAAGAAGATGCGTGAGGATGCCCGTGATCAAGGCATCCTTATCGAAGAGATTGAATTTACAGACGAGGATCAATAAGCACTAACACGATCCAGATAGCGAGTCAATGAACTTGCTTCTGGACGCACACTTGGCTTCAATGGTATGATACCACCAGGTTGACCGCCACCAGGTGCTGCAGCAGTTGTGTT